GGATTGTAAGACATTTTTAATGGAGGTAATGATTTTAATTTTAAATATTCTTTACAATACCCAACGAATTCTTTTAATAGTGGGAATTGTTGCTTATGTAAAGATTCATGCATCGGTTCTTCATTATTATTATAAGTACTACCATATGCATCAAAAAATTGTCTTGTTGAAATACCAGCAGGTAAAAATTTAGCTATTTGTTTTACATTACGAGCTTGAATAGCATCTCTTAAATCGGTTGCAGAAATACCTTCAAATGAACCAGCATCATATATTTCAGCATTAGCTTCATTATCTAATTTAGAATAACGAGCACCTTCTTCTTTACCAAATACAGCTACATATTCTTGATCTGGATTCTTTTTAATTGTATCAATAACATACTTTACTGGTATATTATATGGAACTAATTTTGCTTTAGGTCCTAATTTATTTAGATATAATTGCCATATAGCTAATGATTGTTCTGCATTTACACCACCTCTATCTTTAGTTGATACAATAATTTGTACTTCAGATACATCGGAGCGATCAACTAATTGTTGTACTACATTAAAGTGTCCTTTATGTGGTGGTTTAAATGCACCTGGGAATAAAGCAATTTTACCAGTAGCTAAGCCTTCAAGTAACATATTTACTTTATCGATAGCAGCTAACTTATTATCGCCTTTAGGAGTTCCAGCTTCACCAGCATTAATAACAACTAATGATTTAAATACACCCTTAACGCGATTTTTAGAACGTGGATTTGTTAATTTAGATTTAATATCATCTAATAGTTCTTCCCAGTTTCCATCTAATTTAAAGTTTTTAAATAAATTTAAAACATCATTCCAATCGAATGAATCCCATATATCGTTTCGTCCTAATTCTTTAAAATTATCACCTAAAGTAACTAAACGTAATGTTAGACCTTTATTCGATAAATTAAATTCAAATTCTTGGTTATCATCTAATTTTGGTATATTTGTAATACCTAAACGAGAAAATATATCTTGTGGATCTTCTTCTAATAGTATTGCTTTAGCTAATCCAACTAATAGACCTTGCTTTTCAGCAGGTAAATCTAAGAAACTTTTTCTATATTCACTTTCCTGCTCAGACATAACAATCATATTATCTATTTGAACAGTTAAATCGGGATATCCTTCAATTGGAAATTGAGTAATTACAATATCACCAGTACCAGCAGATTTTTTACCAATATGGCGTCCTGCTATGAATGGAGGAATGATATCGTCTGGTTGTGAATTTAAGTATGAAGCGAATTTCTGTTTGAGTACTTTCTTATCAGTTTCATCTCCATCAATATAAATAACTAAATCTAAATCACCATGATCTGGTTTTACTGATGTATTATATGAACCGGATATTTTGGCGGTTTTAAAGCCAGGGAATTTATTTAATACCTTATCAACATACGTTTTAAGTGTATTCTCAACTGCTGTTCTTGGTATTCTACTTGCTCCTATTGATCCAGACATTATGCTTCTACTTTATATTTAACTAGATTAGATGTATCAGGTAAAAATTTACCTTTTAATACTAATCTAGATTGATTGTCAATCCAATATTGTTGTAAATTATCAGGTATATCAGCTCTAGTTGAATCTAATATCTTTAAGTAACGATCCATAATAGCATTATACTCTTCAGGTGATACATTACTCTTTAAATAACCTTCTAATTTAAAATAATCATTTAATGTATCTTGTGATATGTCGAATCCATATAATTTATTCAATAATGCAAGTGCTTCTTGTGGATTTGATGCTTCTTTTTCACCTGTTTCTCTATCTACCACACCAGTTGCATGTGAAAACGATTTACCTTTATTAGCAAATAAAGATAACATTAATTGAGTACGGTGTAGACCCTTAACATTACCTGCATATGTGTTAGAATAATATGAAAAACGTAGCCATTCTGGATTACCTATATTAATATCGGTTTGTACATTTATTCCTAATGGTTTTCCATCGGGTCCGTATTGAGGAGCACTACAGAAAATAGAGCCATTACCTGATGATTTGGTATCTACTTCTATTTCGGATGAATTCTCATCTAATTTTTCCCCAATTAACTCAATCATTGCTCGTAATTGAATTTTATCTACTGATGCTGTTTTAGAGCGTTTAGTAAATAAAGCAACTTTTTCATTATATTTACCTTCATCTACACCCCAACCTTGAAAATCAGGCTTTCCATCAGGAAATATATTTTTAACGTCATATGATAAATCTATATCACCAGATACATCTTTCTTACCGGCTGATCCTAATTTTTCAAATGATTTGAATGAAGCTGCTTTAGCTGGGAATATACGAGATAATTCATCAACAAATTTTTCAACAGTAGATTCAATATTTTCTTTATTAATTGAAGATGTAATATCGAATACATTACCTCCCTCTACTATTAATTGTTTAAGTATATCAAATAATTTTATCATATGTAAAAAATAAATAGATGACCCAAAATAATTAGATCATCTATAAATATTATTAAATATATACTTATTTAATTAATTTAATACTTGTAGGTAATAGTTCAGAATGTGGTTTTGCATTTGGATTTTCTAGTTTGTATATTTTATATACATTTAAGAACATATCAAGATTCTTTTCAATGTTATCAACTACTTTAACTGACCACCCTTTACCTTGCATTTCGCCTTCCTTACCCTCTTTTTTGGTTTTAGCTTTTAACCAAATAATACCAGTACGAGTAATTTTCTCATTATGAGTTTCATTCCAAGCATTAGCATAAGCAGCTAATTGCAAATCATGTGATGTATGTAATGAATTTGATGTTTTAACATCTAATAACCATAACTCATCATTGATTCTACAAATTAAATCGGCTGTACCTGCATATTCATGTTCGTCTGAGAATAAATGGTATTCTGCTGATATTAATTCTGGTTTAACTAAATGCCAAAATTCAGCAAATTTTAATATCATTTTCCATACATCTAATGAGTATATTGCTTTGCCACTTTCATCAATCCAATTAATTTCCTCACCATTAATGAAGCGTTCAGCTGCATTATGTACTTGTGTACCTTCTCCAGCTGCTTTAGAAGCAATAATGTCGGAATTATGTCCTACATCTTTTAGCCATGAATGGAAAAATTGATTCTTAGGGAAAAAATTTAATATTGAAGTAACAGATGGATAATATTTTCCATCTCTGTTGTAGAAGCGACTATCTAATACATTAATTTGTTTTGAGTCCGGTGAATATTCGACAATCCGTTTAATCTTTGGATCATGAATAATGTTTACTCTTTGTTCAATCATGTGATTTTTAGTTTTATACCCATTATTTTTTCAAATGTTAATGGGTATGTATGTTCAATTATACTTAAGAAATTCTTGAATCCTATCTCATTTGCATCTTTTCCGTCCATTTCAACTAAGTAAACTTCTTTACCATAGTTCATCAATGTTTGACAGTGTTGTAATGCTTCACGTTGTGCGTCTTTATCTAAAGCAACGTATACTTTTTCTACATCTGATGTCACTAATCGTTTCATTAGCGCTTCAGAGAGTACTTTACCAAATAATGGAATAACATTTCGTTGTATTGTTAATGCATCAAACATACCTTCAACTAATACTACTGGTGCATCCCAATTTATAAAATATTCTAATCCAATTATATTCTTATTTTGAACTGATGGGTTCTTATACTTACGAGGTGAATCTATATCGAATGAGCGAGCAATAAAATAATTTAATTGTCCGTCGGAATCGTATGATGGTATGATGACTCGCCCATTATATTCACCTTCAGTACAGAATCCAATATTATATTTTTTAATGTGATTATCTGTAATATCTCGTTTGTGTAAAAAATGTAATGCTTGTTTAGCATATATTTGATCCATTTTAGATAATGGAGTAACATCAATCAGTGTTTTAAATTCCTTAGGTAGTGCTATTTGGTTATAAACAATAGTTTGGCGTTTGCCAGGTACAATAATAACGTCTAGCTGCTCTACTTTAGAACGATCAACTTTCATTACTTTAAATAATGAATGTATTGATTTACCTTTAGTATTGCATACCCAACAGTGCCACGGGTTTTCTTTCTTTTCGTTAGTGACTACATTGATTTCTAATTTCGGCTTATGGTGCTTACAGAATGGACAATGAAATGAGTGATTACCACGTGATGTAGGTTTAGATTTACCTAACACATTTTCCAATAAGTTTATCAAAACTAGATTTTCCATAACAATAAATGTAATCAGGAAATTGGATTATATCAAATCCTTGCGGAAAAATTTACCGGCTATATTATCGTTGTATGAACTAATTTCTAACACATCGTGTTCGAATTGTGCCTTTAATTCAAGGTATGTTAATTGTTTTTTACCTTTAGCTAAATATATAATCTCACGACGAAATTTTTCAATTCCTAGTAATTTAATGTCTGCTGCTAATTCTTTAGACGAACCATAATAAGTCTTCCAATCAGATTCTACGTGTAGTACCTCATGAGTAGCTTTTCTACCACGAGTAACTGGCTGTTCGTCTAATTGTTTTTTAGTTAGCTTATGTTTTTTATTGTGGTATAGTGATTTTTTACCAATATATATTTTATTGGTATCAATATTACTGATTTTATAAATAAAACCAAATATATTTTCAGGAAATTGATCAATCGTGGTGATC